CCAGTGGATTGCGGACAATTGGAAATAGCGCCCTGGCCCGACGCTCGGCTCAGTCCGGACGGTCTGATCAAGGATGTCCGCGGCGACCACGTGGGCCGCTACAGGTGGGCTACGGAGCGTTTGCGGGGCGTCGGGGCACTGGTCATCGATGCCGGCTGTAACTGCGGCTACGGGACCTCGATTCTGGCAGCAGCGGGCATCGAGGTCCTGGCGGTCGACAACTGGGTCGAGGGTCTGGATTGGGGCCAGGCGCAGTACGATGCCGACGCCATCACCTGGCGCGAAATGGACTTGGACCGGCCGTGTGCACTCTCTCCGGCCGGCGCCGTGGTGGCGTTCGAAATCATCGAGCACCTGCCGGACCCTCGGCACTTGTTACGGTCCGCTCGATCGGCGGCCCCGCGGTTGCTGGCGAGCGTGCCGAACGAGGCGGTCTGGCCGCACGAACCGCGTCTGTTTCCGGTGCACCAGCGCCACTACCGCCGCGCCGAACTCTTGGCGTTGCTGACGGAAACGGGCTGGAATCCGGTTGGCTGGTACGGGCAACGGGGCGGGAGTTCGCCTGTCGAGTCCGCCGTCAACGGCCGGACGCTCGTGGTCGAATGCGTAAGGGCTGAGGAATGAGAGCTGCAATTCATGTCAACGGCGCAGCGCATCAGAGCGCCAATGCGCGGGCCATGCGCGCCGGCCTCGAGCGCCACGGCGTTGAGGTTGTGCATGCTGCGGTCGACGTGCCGGTCCTGTGTGACTTTGCCGTGATCTGGGGATGGCGCCAGCCGGCCGTGTCGGCGAACGGACCGACCCTGGTCATGGAGCGCGGCTATATCGGCGACCTCGAGAACCGCCGGCGCTGGACGTCGCTGGGTTGGGACGGGCTCAACGGTCGCGCTCGTCGACCAAGCCCCGATGCTGGCGAGCGCTGGGACGCGCACTTCGAAACGATGATGCAGGCGCCTCGCGACGGTGGCGCCTACGTTTTGCTGGCCGGCCAATGCCGGGGCGATCGCGCCGTCGCGGGAACCAACATTGCTTTGTGGGCGCGCGATACGGCCCGCCAGTTGCAGGAGCTGACCGACTTGCCGATCAGGTTTCGCCCGCATCCGCAGGAGCTCTCGCCATGGGACGTTCATGGCGTTGCAACGTCGGATCGCACGCTTGCCGAGGATCTGGCGGAGGCGGCGTTTGTCGTGACGTTCAATAGCAACGCCGGTGTCGACGCTGCTCTTGCCGGCGTGCCGGTGGTCGCCGTCGACGAGGGCGCCATGGCCTGGCCTATCGCCGCACATGAGCTGACCGCCACCCCTGTGCTGCCGGGGCGGCGTACGTGGGCTACGCAGCTGGCGTTCTGCCAGTGGACGGCCCAAGAGATCGAAACCGGAGAGGCGTGGGAGGCGTTGCGCGAATGTATGACGGCCGATTGACGCTGGTCACCGCGCCGGCCTTTGAGCCGCTGACGCAGGCGGAGGCTTGGGCACACCTGCGGGTGCCGCTACTCGGCAGCCCTGCGGCGCCTGCGGACGAGACGAACATCGACCGACTCATTCAGCAGGTGCGTGAACACGTTGACGGCCGTGACGGTTGGCTGGGCCGTGCGCTTGTGACGCAGACGTGGGACCTCAAGATGGACGGGTTCCCGCGCGCGGCGATCAAGCTGCCCTTGCCGCCGCTGCAGTCGGTGACGTCGGTCACCTACGTCGACGGCAACGGTGATAGCCAAACGCTCGCCGCGTCGGGGTACACGGTGACCGGTGTCGGGGAATTGGGCCCGGCGCGCATCGTCCCGTCCTACGGCAACAGTTGGCCGACGACGCGCAACCACGTCGACGTCGTGACGGTTCGGTTCGTTTGTGGCTACGCCAGCGGCAGCAGCCCGGACGACAACACGAAGGTCCCGGCGGCGATCAGGGGCGGCCTGCTGCAGTTGCTGGAGCATTGGTACGACAATCCTTCGGCGGTCAGCGTCGGCGGAAGCGTGGCACCGATGCCGATGGCGGTGGAGTCGCTGCTGATGCCCTACCGCGTGGAGATGTAGCCCGTGGCGTCGACGAAACTTGTTTTGCGGTTTCAGGACGATGGGGTTGCGGATGCCGTCCGCGAGTTCACGTCGCTTTATCGCGGCGGTGCCGGCGTGCCGACCTATCTGCGAGACCGCGTTGACGGGATGCTCGCTAATCGTGGGCAGGGGTTCCTGCGCTTTGAGCGGCTGACAGTTAGTCCAGGCCATGAATTGCTCGCCATCCTGGCGACGCTACGCGCGATCCGGGGAGCGTCATGCAGCTTGGCACCCTAGACCGCTACGTCACGATCCAGCAGGCGACCAAGGCGCAGGACGCGGCGTTTCAGGAGATCGAGACCTGGTCGACCTATGCGCAGGTCTGGGCCAGAAAGATGGATATCCGCCCGCGCGATCGCTTTGCTGCCGATCAGGTCATCGAGGAAGAGATCACGACGTTTCGCGTGCACTACATGTCGGCGCTGACCGTCGAGATGCGCGTCGTCCACGACAGCAAGACCTACGAGATTATCGGCATTGCTGAGCTCGGGCGCCGCGAGGGTCTGGACGTAACAGCGAGAGCGATGTTGCCGTGAGTATTGAGACCGCTGTCGCCAATTATGTGATCACCGACGGAACGGTGGCCGGGCTCGTGGTTGCCCGCATCTACCCGCTGCGGCTACCCCAGAATCCGACATACCCGGCGCTTGTGTTCCGTCGGGTGTCGGGCCCACAGCTGCACAATCTGGCTGGCGCCGCCGGTCGCGCGACGCCCAGGCTGCAGATCGATTGCTATGCCGAGACCTATCTCGAAGCCAAGGATCTCGCGGCGGCGGTCAAGGCGCGGCTGGATGGTTACCGAGGGACCATGGACACGGCGGATTCGCCCGCGGTTACGTTCACGGTCGACACCTGCAAGTTGGAAAACTCGTTGGATTTCGACGAGAGCGATGTTCCCAACAAGACGCTGCACCGCATCGCCCAAGACTACATCGTCAATCACAGGGAATAGCCGATCATGACCCTTTTCCTCGTTATCACGCCTGACGGCCCCGTCATCGCGCGGGCCAATCGCAAGCACCATGTCCCCGGCCTCGGCCTCGATGGCGAGGTCCACACGTTGCTGCCCGATGGCATGGACGGTGTTGTCTGGGACGGCCGTGAGGGCGACGCCGAGTCGGGCGCACCGGTCGACAGCCCTGACGCCGAGCAAGGCGCCGGCGAGGGCACCCGGTTCTTGGGCGACAAACCGAAGCGCGGATCATCTCGGCGCAAGGCCGAGCGCTCGCTGAGCGATCCGCCGGAAACGGACGACGCCACCGCCGACTGATTTTTTCAGCCCCGTTCACGCGGGGTTTTTGCTGAATTGGCGTCCCGGGGCAGGCGCCGAATGCAACGCCGTGAGGCGTCGCGTCCCTTAGATGGAGCCCCTTCGAAACTAGAGACTGTCCACCCGCCAACGCCGCGAGGCGCAGGCCTTCCCACAGATGGAGAAATACCGTGACCACATACGTTGCCGACGGGACCGTCTTTTCACGGTCCAATGCAGACTCTCCGGAAACCTACACCGCCATTGCTCAAGTCATGAGCATCGGCTCCGTCGGTCAGGACCGGGGCCTGATCGATGTGACCAACCTTTCGTCCCCGGCGCGCGAGTACAAGAAAGCGATCAAGGACGGACAGGAAATCCAGTTAGTGATCCAGTATGACCCGGACGATAGCGGGCATGCCGGGCTGCGCACCGACAACAACGCCGAGACGGCCCGAAACTTCCGGGTCACGTTTACGGACTCCCCAGCGCAGACTGTGACGTTCGCTGGCCTGGTGACCAACTGGTTGGTCACCAACATCGAGATCGACAACATTCTTCAGCTGAATGTGACGGTCAAGCCGACGGGTGACTTAACTTTTGCCTAGTAGCCCAGCCCACGCCGTGAGGCGTCGGCATTCCCAGGACGGAGAAAACCCCTATGAACGACAAGACCCTCGACGAGGTCACGCTGCCCAGCGGCGACGTCGTCTATTCGAAGCCCATGACTGTGGGCGCGATCCGCCGAGCCATTGCCCAATCCAAGGACAAGGCCAACAAGAACAAGCAGGACGACGAGAAGCTGACAGATCTCGTGATTGCCGGGACCATCGTCCATCAGGACGGCAGTCCGTTTTTTGCCGATATCGCGGACATTCTGGAAGTCCCGCAGCCCGACTTCATGGCGCTGCAGAGGCTATCTCTTCGTACGAACGGCATGGGCGGTGATGAGGCAGAGGACGTCGCGGGAAACTAGCGAGCGACCCGCGCCGGCGGTTTCTGTTTCGCCTGGCCCTCGCACTCGGTCGCACCGTGGCCGAGCTTGAGGACACCCTGTCGAACGTGGAGCTGAATGAGTGGGTCGCGTTTTATTCCATTGAGCCGTTCGGGAGCGAGATCGAGTGGCTCCGGGTCGGCACCATCGCCGCGACGATGGTCAACGTCGCCAGGGGCTTCAGCGGCAAGAAGGGCGGTGCAACGCCCATGAGTTTCGTGCCCAAGTTTGCGACCCCTTCTGGGAAGAAGTCCCGGTCGCGCCTAATCCGGCAGAACCTGATCGAGACCTTTGGTGATCGGGTGAAGTTAAAAAAGGACGAATAGTCGAAATGCCCATCACGGACTTCACCATCAGGGGGGCCAAGGAGATGGATAAACTCCTGCGAGAGCTCGGCCCTCGGACCGCCAACCGTGTTGGCGATCAGGCGTTGCGTGCTGGCGCGAAGGTCATCGTGGAAGAGGCCAAGCGGCTAGTTTCTGTCAAGACCGGAGAACTACGCGATGCGATCACGGTTGCGACGGAAAAGAGCCGGACGGCCGGAGACGAGCGGATTGTGTTCATCGGCTTCAAGCCGCCGGTGTCACGCCGTGCTCATCTGACCGAGTATGGAACGTCAAAAACTCCAGCCAAGCCGTTCATTCGCCCGGCCATGGACACCCGGGCTTCGGACGCGCTCGCGGCGATCGGCAAGGTCCTTGCGCGCGGCATCACGCGAGAAGCCAATAAACTCGCAAAGCCGGTGAGGTAGCCCCGTGGCTTCGATCGGATCACTGACCGCTTCGCTCGCCCTGGAGTCGGCCGCGTTCAAGCGCGACCTTTCCAAGGCGTCGCAGGCGGTCGCGTCGAATTCGGCGAAGATGAACAAGTCGTTGCGTTCGATTCAGACGTCGACCAAGGGTCTAAACCGGCAATTCGGCCAGCTCCGCGCCGGCGTCACGGCGCTGGCGGGCGCCTTGGTGGTACGGCAGTTCACCAGTTTTGCACGCGCCGCGATCGAGACGGCGGACTCGCTGGCCAAGCAGTCGAAGCAGCTTCAGTTCGCTGCGGGCGAGCTACAGCGCTACCGCATTGAGGGCGAACTTGCCGGCGTCACAACGGAGAAGCTCGAGTCCGGCATCGGTGCCTTCGTCAAGCGGGTTGGCGAGCTACGCGCCGGCACCGGCACGCTGGTGACCATTCTCGACAAGTCTAATTTGGCGCTAAAGCAGCAGCTGCTCGCGGCTACCAGTGCCGAGGACGGCTTGAAAATCATGTTGGAGGCGATCCGCAACACCGGCAGCTCCTTCGATAAGCTGGCGCTGGCGGCGGCGGGGTTCGGTCGCCAGGCCGGCCAGGCGATGGTGTTGCTGGCCGAGAGCGCCGGCACACTGGACGTCGAGATGGCCAAGCTTGTCACCCGGAGCGACTCGGTGCTGGCGGCGTCGGAGCGGCTCAACGACGAGTTGACGCTACTCAAGGCTGCGTTTTCGGCCGGCTTCGACACGGCGATCATCGAGGGGCTATCCGGATCGGTGGACGCCTCGGCCGAGTCGATGCGCGAGGCGCGCGAGATCGGCGAGGAATTCGGCCGCGCGGTGGGCCAGGCGATGCGTGCCACGGCCGAGGCGGCCAAGTTCGTGGCCCGCAACATGCGCGTAATAGTCACCGTCCTCGGCTCCCTGGTGGCGCTCAAGGCGGCCGGTGTGATCATTAGCATCGCTACTGCCATGGTGGTCTTGGCGAAGGCCATGGTGTCAGCAGCGTTGGCGGGCAATTTTCTAAAGCTCGGCCTCGTCGGCGCGAAGAAGGGACTCATCGGCATCGTCGCGGCGGTTGCGGCGGCGTCGGCGATCTGGGCGGCGTTTGGCAGCGAGGCTGTCGCCGCGATCGAGGACGCGCAAACCGCGGTCGAGAAGCTGACTGACGGTAGTGGCGGTGTCTCGGCGCTGACCGACGAGATCGAGAAATCGATCGAGGCCAATAAAGAGCAAATCGAGATATACAAGGGCGTCGCCTTCGCGCTGGAAGTCGGGTCAATCAAGCACACGCAGGTTGCCGACGCGATTGCTTTGGAGAACGAAGTCTCTCGGCTCGGCATCGACCTCACGACGGAGCAAGGCGCGGAGTGGCTTCGCACGGCCCGTGAGGCACAGAAATATGAGAAGCGCCTGGAGTCGCTGGTCGATGTCCAGGAGCAGAACGCTGCCGCTGCGAAGGAGGTGCTCCAGGCGACCGCTGAGCAGGAGCGCGAGATTCGGGAGGCGATGCAGCGCCCGTTCCTCAACGCGATCGAGGGCATCCAGAGCGCCTTTACGGGCGCGTTCGAGTCGCTGTTTTCCGGCGGCGTTCGGACATTCTCCGATCTCGCATCGACAGTGAAGGGCGTTTTCGTCCGCTTGGCGGCGGAGATCGCGGCCTTGCTGGTGTTCCGCCCGGCGCTAGGCGGGCTGCTAACGGGCTTTGGCGCGACCGGCTTGGCTTCGTCGCTCGGTGTCGGCGGCGGCGGCGGCGGTGGTAGCGGCCTCCCTAGCATCCCGGGCATCGGCAATCTATTCTCCGGCGTCGGCAGCACGGTCAACAGTTTCGGGTTCAGGTCCGGGCTGTTTGGCATGCCGGCCATGAACACGCCTATGGGCTTCTCGCCGGCTGCCGCGGGGTCGCTAACCAGCGCCTCGCTTTCATCCGTCCTGGGTGTCGCCGGCCTCGGTGCCTTTGGCGGTGGCATTCTCGCCAGCTTGATCGGCGGCAACACGACCGGCGGCAGTGTTGGTGGAGGCCTTGGGGCCGGGCTCGGCTTCGCGGTCGGTGGCCCGATCGGCGGCCTGATCGGCGGCGGTCTAGGCAGCATCGCAGGCAGCCTGTTTGGTGGTGGCCGCAGCGTTGGGCCGATCGGCCACACCAATATTGTGTCAGAGGGCGGCAAGCTGGTGGTTAGCACCTCGGGGGCCGACAACGGCGCGAACGTTTCTGCGACCATCCAACAGGCCCAACAGGCCGTGCAGGCGCTCAATGCTCTGGCGTCTCAGTTTGACCTGGCCTTCAAGTCCAATGAGCCGACCAACGGGATCTTGGTCGGGACGATCGGTCAGGGCGCCAACGTGTCGGGCCCGAAGTCGGTCGAAGAATTCATTCAACATGTGCTCAAGAGCGGGCAGATCAGCGGCAGCGGCAGCGCCGACACGGTTCTCAAAAACATCGACCCGACGGCGAGCATCGACAAGCTGACGGCCGGTTTGCAGCTCGCGCAGGCGATCGATGACATCGACTTGACCGACACCGAGCTGTCCATTCGCAACATCAACAAGGCCTGGGCCGAGCAGATCGACCTCGCGAAGGAGCTGGGGCTCGCAACCGGCAAGCTCGTGGAGCAGCGGGACAAGGAAATTCAGGCCGTCCACAATCAAATCGATATTGAAAAGCTGAACGCCCGCGCTCAGTTCACCCAGGCCGCTAGTTCGATCGCCGATTTTGTGCGGGCTCAGTCGTTGTCGGCCACTTCGAGCCTAAGCCCCACAGCGCGGCTGACGGAGGCGCAGCGGCAGTTTTCCGGATTGCTGAACACGGTGCGCGGCGGCGATCTCGGCTTCACCGGCGATCTGACTCAGTCGGCGTCCACGCTTCTTAGTGTCGGTCGTGAAAACTTTGCGTCATCGGTCGACTTCGCAAATCTCGAAGGCTTTGTCCGAAGCAGCCTGTTGAACCTCGCGGAGACCGTTGGCAGCGACAGGTTTTTCGAGGACGCGCGGGTGGAGGCGACACGCCAACAAACTGCGGTGCTGAGCGGCGACTTGGACGAGGTGCGCGCGGCGGTCGAAAACGAAGTCGGGTCCCTGAGAACGGAGATTCGACTACTGCGGGAGGCTTTGTTGGCAGCATGACCGGAGTTTTTCCACTCGCTCAAGAGGCGGTCGCGAGATCATATCCGCCGGTGGTGACGCCCTCGGCGTTTCAGGCGCTCATCGAGTCCGCCGACTCTGAGATGCAGTTCTTAGTCGAGATCACGACCTACCGCGGCGGCGAAAGCCGTTCAGGCGGCCTGTGGACGCTGGCGGAGGGGCCCCTCGCGGCCGTTCCGGGCGCCGTCGGCACCAGCGGCGCCGGCCAAGTCACGCTGCTTTATGCGGACAAGGATTGGGCTGGCGCTCCAAGCGATGCGGACAAGCCGAACACCTACTACGAAGGCCGGGCTACCGTGCCAATTGTGCTTGATAGGGAGGTGTCAATAGAGCCCGAACAGTCCCGCCGCGTGCAGCGTCAGTTCGGCGCGATCGAGATCGCAAACGGTGACGGCGAGATGGACGCGATTGTTCAAAGCTTTGCCGTCGATGGTTGGCCCGCGAAGGTGTTCCTGGGGCCATACATGGCGGCCTATTCGTCGTTCAAAAAGATTGCCGACGTTTTGGGGGTCGCATGGGCAATTGACGCAGAGACCGTGCGTCTAAGCGTGCGCGAAAGTGCCTACAGCCTCGCCCTGCCTTTGCAGGCGACTCTCTTTGCCGGCACCGGTGGGGCGGAGGGCGGCGCTGAGATAAAGGGCAAGACCAAGCCGCTGCTTTTCGGCACCTGCCGCAACGTCATGCCCTACCAGATTGACACGACGAACCTGATCTATCAGGTTCACGATGGCAAGATTTCCGCTGTCTCGAAAGTCTATGACCGCGGCGTGGAGCTGACCGATAGCACTAATGACGCCGCGAACTATACGGCGCTGGCTGCGCTGAGCGTGTCCGCTGGTGAGTTTGCAACCTGTCTCGCCGAAGGCTTGTTCAAAGTCGGCTCGAGCCCGGGCGGACTGATCACCGCGGATGTTCTTGGTGACGCCGATGCAACATACACGAACACGCTGAGCGGGATCGCGCTACGCATTCTTAAGGACCGGGTTGGCGTCGCCCCCAGCGCGATCATTGACTCGGCGTTTGTCGGGGCCGGCGCGACGACCGGCGCCCAAGGCCTCTACATGCGCGATGGGGAATCCGGCGCGGAGGCGATAGATGCGCTGATGGCGAGCGTCGGCGGTTGGTGGGGGCCAGGACGTGATGGCCGTCTCAAGGCCGGTCGCCTGACGAAGCCTGAGGACAGAACGCCGACCGTGGTGCTCGACGAAGACGATATCGTGTTTCTCGAGCAGGTGGGGCAGCCCACGCCCAGGTGGCGCCAGAAGATAGGCTACCAACGAAATTGGACGGTTCAGACCGACTTGGCGGCGTCTGTTTCAGACGATCGCAAGCAGTTCCTGGCAGAGCAATACCGGGTCGTATCCGACGCCGATGCAACCGTAAAGGCGCGGCACCAGCAAGCGCTCGATCCCGACCCCCTGCTGACGACTGCCGACGACAGCACCGACGCCGCGACTTTGGCGACACATCTTCTTGCGCTGCATTCGATCGACCGTCAGGAATTCGAATGCACGGTGCAGCGCCGCGGGTATGGGGTCGATATCGGAACAATCCTGCGCATTGGTAACTACAGCAGATACGGACTCTCAAACGGCAAGAACTTCTATGTCGTGGGCGTGCGCGACGACGGCAAACGGGGTGAAAACATCTTGAGGCTCTGGGGGTAGGCGATGCCAGATCCGGCAATCATTCTGAGTTGGACCAATCATGTGGACGCAAGCGCCGCCATCTTGAGCGCCTCAGCGGCGGTCGGCGCCATGCCCGTCGCCAACATTGCCGACTCCCGCATGGGGCGCCGCTGGCGGACAGCGACGTTGACCGCCTATGGCCAGGTCGATTTTGGATCCGACAAGACGGTCGGCGTCGTGGCGCTGCGGTTCGCCCGGGACACGACGTTCCCGACGGCCGGGACGGTGCAGCATCAGCTCGACGCCGACGGCGGAACTGCTGGTGCCGGCGCGGCGTACGACAGCACCGCGGTGGCGATCAATACCGCTGACGGCTACGGCTATCACGTGCATGTCCCCGCGAGCAGCGTTGCGGCGCGCTACTGGCGGTTCACGTTCAACGTGTCCGGGGTCAGCTTCATCGACACTTCGAGGGCCTGGGCGGGCGAGGCCTGGTCGCCAACGTACAACATTGCTTTCGGCTACGGCGACGAGTGGGAGGATATGTCGCGGATGTCGCAGGCGGAGCGCTCCGGCGCGGCGTTCGTTGATCCCAGGAATCGGCAGCGGCTGTTTTCGTTCGGCCTTGAGGCGATGAGCGAGTCGGAGCGCGACGATATCCGGGAAATGCAGCGCATTGCGGGCGTCTCGCAGCAGGTCCTCTTAGTGAAGAACAGCGACTCTCCGGCGAAAGAGACTGTGCTTGGGAGGCTGGACCGATCGACGCCGATCTTGCACCCCAATCTGCCCATTTTCAGCAAGGCCTTCTTGCTGAAGGAAAGCCTCTAGCCCCAATTCCTGGCAGTGCCGTGAGGCACCGCCCATCCCATTTGATGGAGAAAACCATTGGCTAAAATCGGCAATCGGGTCAAAGAGACCTCCGACACCACGGGTACCGGCACGCTTGACCTCAACGGTGCGCCGACGGGCTTCCGGGCATTCTCCGACGAGCTGACAAGCGCCGACGAGGTGTACTATCTGATCGTCGACGATCCTGATTCGCCGACCGAGTATGAGTTTGGTGTCGGCACCTTTACTGCCGGCACGCCCGACACGTTGAGCCGGGACACCGTGCACGGGTCGTCCAATGCGGATGCCAAGGTGTCGTTTTCCGCCGGCACCAAGACGGTCATTTCAACCGCGCTTGTGGAGACCTTTCGGACGATTGAGGTCACCAACGACGCCGGTGACGTCGCGCTCACTGTCGGCAATACCGCGGGCAGCGGGTCGACGGATGAAACGGCGAGCCTCGTCTTCCAGCACGCCGGACAACCGGGCGGCAAGATCGTTTCCGGTCGGATCGGAACTTACGCGGCGGCCGGCACCGAAGACGGATACCTTGCGTTCCACACCGCGATCAACGGCGCCGATGTTGAAGTTATGCGGATTATCCCGGCGATCAACGGCCTCGACAAGGGCGCGGTCCTTATTGGGGACACGGCAAATTCTCTAAACGTTCTGGGCCTGACAATTAACCAGGACACGGACGACGGGGAGATTCTCTCGCTCAAGTCGTCGGATGTTGCTCACGGATTTACGAGCGAAACGGAAACGGACACGTTCGGCCTGTTCACGAAGGCGCGCGCGACTAATGGCGGCTTGCGAATCAACGCCATGCACGAGGATTCGGGCAATGCCGAGGGTATCTTTCAGCTCTACGCCTTCACGCCGCAAACCTTCACCACCACGAAAACAACGGTAAATTGGAACGCCGCGATGGAAATGCGCGTGCTCGGGCATAACGGCGCGGGCAGTTATGTGAACGCCACGGCGAACGGGAATGTCTTGTCGCTCGCCGTCTACAAGGGTGGCGCCCAGACGTTCATTTTCGGTGTTGATGTAGAGGGCGACACGCACCAGGACGGTACGAGCGGGACGGCGTTTGACGAATACGACGATGCTCTCGCGGTCCGACTCTTTGACTTGCATCGCGACGCGCCGGGTTTGATTCGGTCGGAGTTCGATCGGTTTGTTAAGGGCAATCGTAAGACGCTCGAGCGGATCGGCGTTCTCGGGCGGATCACGCAAAAAGAGCTCGACGCTGGCGCTCGGCCGCTTGTCAACACCTCGCAATTGCAGCGGCTCCACAACGGCGCCATTTGGCAGCAATACGTTAGAACGCTGGCGATCGTCGAGGAGCTCGAGGCGCAAGTACCAGGGTTCGCGGCGGCCGTTCAATCTCGACTAAGTGCGGCCCGGATGCCCGGGCTACCTATCAATATCTAACGAGGAAAGGGGTTTCCAAATGGGTCTTATCGTCGATCTAGGTACGTCAAAACATGGTGTCGATCTCTCGGCCGCTTATGTGCGATTCGAGAAAAATCCGATTTTCGATTACGGCGTTGGGACCGTCCGGCTCCGCTTCGAGATATTCGTCAATTCGGCGTCTGCGACGGCCAACAAGGCAGCTTTGCCGGGCGTAGCACTGGCGCAAAACGAGGTCCTGCGGACGTTCGATCCAGCGAGTGACGCCGCGCTCGAGGTCGCTGCGGCGGCCTATGCTGCGGTCAAGGCGAACGGCGCGACCTGGCCTGAATTGCAGGGGGCGATCGATGCCTAGCGCGCCCGAGCAAGAGACGGGCGCACGCGGCCCCAGCGCGCAAGCCCTTGTGAATGCCTTCCAGCGTCGTTTGAAGATGATCACCGACGAGGCCGTTCATCTTGAAGCGGCCCTTAGCGACGCCAACGGCCACCTCGCTGGGCAGGCGATCAAAATCCAGGAGCTCGAGGCACAGCTAGCGCCGAAGCCGAAGCGGGCGCGCAAGACGAAGCGTGAGCCGAAGAAGTGACCCACCCGGCCTCGCTCAGCATCGCCGCCTTCATGGCGGCTTTTTTGTGCCCTGCAGGAGCGTTCGCCCAGACGATCTGCGGGACCTACGACGCCCTGACCGGCCGGCTCGCGGCGCAGTACGGCGAGCGGGTTGTTGCGATCGGCTTGTCCAACAGCGGACGGGCCTACGTCGAGTTCTGGGCTTCCGAATCAGGCGGCACCTGGTCGGTCATCACGACATTACCCAATGGCGTTTCGTGTCTGACCTCCTCCGGCCGCGACTTTCAGTTCTTGGTGAAGCCCGCAGAGGGGAAGCGGACATGAGCGACGAAGAGACGGTCGGGGTCGACCCGCGGGAATCGGACGACCTGGTGGTGCACGTGGCGTCCTGCCATCACCGCTACAAGGCGCTCGATCAGCGCACCAAAAACACGAACCTGAAGATCGACCGCATTGAGGGCAAGGTCGACGCGAACGCCAAGAGTGCGCGCAAGCAGTACGGCCAGATTCGGTGGCTGATCATTGTCGCTGTTCTTCTGTTCTTTGCGGCAGATCAGGGGACGACGGTTGGAGCGTTTCTGCGCGGCGCGGTCGCTGCTGTGTTCACTCCATGAATGAGGAAACCATGACGGACAAACTCCCGCGCGGCGTGCGCAACAACAACGCCGGAAACCTGCGCCACGACGGCACCCCGTGGCAGGGCATGGCCGACCCGCCATCAGACGGCGAGTTCTGCCGCTTCGTGTCGCCGGCGTTCGGCATCCGAGCCATGGCGCGCGTTCTGATTACCTACCAGGACAAGCGCAAGGCGGCCGACGGTTCGGCGATCGACACGGTGCAGGAGATTATCGAGCGCTGGGCGCCGCCTTCCGAGAACAACACCGGCACCTATGTCGCCAACGTCCGCCGCATCATGGGCCTCGAGCCTGGCGCGTCGATCGATGTGCACCAGCACAGCGTCATGAAGCCGCTGATTAAGTCGATCATCCAGCACGAGAACGGCGTGCAGCCTTACGACGACGCGACGATCGACAAGGGCCTGGTCCTCGCCGGCGTCGAGCCGCCGACGAAACCCCTCGGGAAGAGCCGGACGGTTCAAGGTGCGCAGGTCGCGGGTGCGGCCACCGCCGTCGGGATGGCGGCTCAGTACGCTGACCAAATCTCCACGGTGCTGCCGTTCGTCGACCGGGTGTTTGCCTACGTGCCGGCCTGGGCGATCGGTGGAGCCGCGCTCTTGGGCCTGGCCTACGTGATCTATGCCCGCGTCGACGATCGCCGGCGCGGCCTGCGATGAGTGGTTCGAGCGAGCTCAAGCCGTTCACGACGGACGGCTGCTCGGGCGGCATGTCGCTGCTCTGGCGGAAGGTCATCGGCCACCCGCCTCCCTGGGAGGATCTGTGCGTCGAGCATGACAGGGCCTACCACGTTGGCGGACACACCAGTTTGCGCCGCCGAGCCGACCGCGTCCTCGCCCAGGGCATTGCCGATTGCGGGCACCCGGTTTGGGCGGTCCTGGTGTACGTCGGCGTTCGCCTCGGTGGAGCTGGGCTCCTGCCGACGCCGTGGCGCTGGGGGTACGGCTGGCGTTGGCCCCGCCACCGCGCACCTGGAGGTCAGTCGTGATCCTCGCAGCACTCGCGGCGGCAAAATCCAAATTGTTCATCTACGGCGGCATCGCGCTCGCTGTCCTGCTCGTGGTGTTCGGCATCTATCGGAAGGGCGAGAACGCCGCCAAGGCATCGATCGAGGCCGGTATGGCTCGCAAAGCAATGGAGATCAAAGATGCGCAGCTTCGTGCTACCCGGAATCGCGCTCGGACTGACGACGATCTTGACCGCGTCCTGCGGGACGGGGGCTTCTAACGTCGTCCTGACCAACGTCTGCCCGTTCGTCGTCGAGTACACCCAGGCGGAACAGGTGCAGGTCGCCGACGACCTCAAGGTGCTGCCGGACGGCTCGCCGGTCCGCGAGTGGATCAAGGACTATGGCGTGATGCGCAATGAGTCCCGTGCCTGCTCGGGCGGCTCCTGATGCCGAATGCCGGCCCGCTCCTGCACCACGTCGACGGCGGCTACTTCCACTGGTGCCCGGCGTTGGCCGCCTCGGCACCGACTGAGTGAGCCGGTGGAACACGAAGTATCCGCCGAAGTCTTAAGCGGCGCGTGTCGCGGCGATCGATTGTTTCAACCAGTTTCCCGCCGTCTCAGCTAACTGCACGGGCACAGCGTTTCCTAACTGCCTCAAACTCTCCGACCATGAAGCCGGGAACAGGTAGTCATCCGGCATCCCAACCAAGCGCGCGGCCTCGCGGATCGTGAAATAGCGGACCTTGCCGTTGTCCTCGACAAGCATGTTCTCGCCGCCGGGGACGCCGTGATTGCCCGCCTTCAACGCCTTGGCAGGTTTGTCCAATGGGCTCCCGGTGTGCCCCTGATAGACGCGGGCTCCCGGCTGCATGACGTGATTCTGCTTGCCGTTCGGCTGGCCCAGGCCGTGTAGTGCATCGCGCGTTGTCACCCAAGACAAGCCGGGAGGTGGCTGCGATTGCTCGCTAAGCACCGCGACAACAAGCGCGTTTGAAGTCTCCGAGGCGAAGTTCCTTCGGCAAACTTTTGCGAACATATCGTTCGCAATTTTGACCGCAATCATCGCAATCATCGTACTCGTTGTCGCTCTGTTTTTTGATGGCCTTGCGCTACAAATAGTCTCAGCGGTCTTAATCTTTTTATTGGCCAACTTCGTGCTAACCATGCTGATGACTGTGAAGCGTATCCACATTGCGCTTTCGAGTAGATTTCTCAGAACTTGAGCAGCGGACTCTAAGTCCGCTACTCAATGCCGATAAGCCTCAGTATCCCTTACCTTTCGCCTGAACGATGGTGACGTTAAGCGTCACACCCTTGAACGGCTAACGAGCCTGATGCTGGCGTCATTCGGTCCCCGCATCACCTACAAAGAACTAACGGCATGAAATCAGACCTCGACGCGCTGAACCTCATCACCGACAAGGTGCTGGGGTATCGGCGCGACCAAGCAGAGCCGAAGCACAAGGCCCCAGCCGGGCCAGCGGCGGACTTCACCTTCTATGAGTTTTTCGCGGGTGGCGGGATGGTCCGGTCGGGCCTTGGCCTCAATTGGGAGTGCCTGTTCGCCAACGATTTCGACTTCAAGAAAAGCGCCGCCTACGCCGCTAATTGGGGTGACGGCGAACTGGTCACCAAGGACGTTGGCAAATTGTCGGCAAGGGAAATACCGGGCCGGGCTGATCTCGTTTGGGCGTCATTCCCGTGCCAAGACCTGTCGCTTGCCGGGATGGGTGCGGGGCTAAAGGGCGACCGCTCAGGAACCTTCTGGCCGTTTTGGCGCTTAGTGAAGAATCTGGCTGCCGAGAAGCGCGGGCCTAGCGTGATTGTGCTGGAAAACGTCTGCGGCACGCTCACGTCGCATGACGGGAAGGACTTCCCCGCCATTGCCGATGCGTTGGCGGATAGCGGGTATCGGTTCGGTGCGATGGTGGTCGATGCGGCGGAGTTTGTTCCGCAGTCGCGCCCCCGTCTGTTCATCATCGCGGTAGCCAAGGGCCTCGCGATCCCGGAAGGGCTTGTGGCTCCCGAATCTTCGCTGCTGTGGCACAGCAAGGCCCTCCAGGTCGCGCACTTGCGCCTCAAGGGTAAGGCCAAGCAGCAATGGCTTTGGTGGAAACTTCCGGCACCGCCGCGAAGAAACACGCGCTTTGCCGATTTCGTGGAAGATGACCCCGCCAGCGTCTCCTGGCATACGCCGGAAGAAACCGAGCGCCTTCTCGGCATGATGAGCGACTTAAACGAACAGAAGGTTGATGACGCCAAGAAAAGCGGTCAATTGTTGGTTGGAACCGTCTACAAACGGACCCGCCTCGACAACAAGGACAAGAAGAAGGTGCAGCGGGCAGAAATCCGGTTTGACGATATAGCCGGGTGTCTCCGGACTTCGACGGGCGGTTCCAGTCGCCAACTCATTGTCGTGGTGAAGGGCGATGAAGTGCGCTCCCGGCTCCTGTCCAGCCGCGAGGCGGCCCGGCTCATGGGGTTGCCGGATGAGTACAAGTTGCCCAGAAGTTACAATGAAGCGTACCATTTGGTCGGGGACGGCGTAGTAGTCCCCGTGGTGCGGTATCTGGCCGAAAATCTGCTAGAGCCCATCGTGCTGAGCCACCAGCCAAAGGGTGCCAATGCCAGCCGTAATACCGTGCGAACAAGACATTGACCTCCAAAAGCAGATTGAGGAATTTGCGGAGGTCTTAAAGACCGAATCGCACGCCCTCGGCACCCACGGCCTATCCGAATTAGAGTTCTACCAGAGCGGCATTCTTGAAGGTGCGGTCCAGCGCATTCGCGGCCAATACTCGGCAACGATGCACGAGAAGCGCGACTTCGTGGCGCGTGTTCTGAACCACATGCAGGACGCCGGGTACATCACCGAATGGCATTCGGCAGGGAGCGCCAACCGGCATGACTATTCGATCCGGTTCAAGAACGGGCGCATCTCCGTGGTTGAGTTGAAGGGTTGCATGGACGGCAACAACACAAACATTTTCGAGCGCCCGACCCATGCTCAAGAGTTCATCATATGGAGTGTGTGTCCTAGTGCAGGCTCCGATCCTCGGAAGAACGTGTGGTCGGGCGTCCACACACGACTTAGCGCGTAAATAATTGCAAACGAAAAGCAGGTAGATGGTCTGATCGTTTGGGACTGGTTCTGTGGCACGGCTCTTAGGCCGTGCCCCAAGCTAGAACGCCTGCCGGGCCAAAGGCTCACGACCATTGGTCAACACAAGCTTCCGCCGCCGTGCATCTACTTATTCCCGCGAACCGTGCCGAGTGTCCGGAACAACCCGAATCCCGATCCTCACCAACTTGATGATGTGGGTTTTCTACATGCCATAAACGAATGCTTCGGCGGCTACTTAGATGAAATCAATAGCGTCCGTTTCTTGGTGGCCCACAGGGACACCGAGACCGTTAGGACCACATCTGTCGAGCGCGGGGGAGTCCTCCAGCGGTCATCAAAGGCGACCCCGATCCGCCGCCGCTAGGGAGTTAAGTATATAATTCCCAAATCAAAACCCCACGAGCCGGAACCCGTGGGGGCCGCAGGACGAACCTTGCGGGATGATGAACGCTATATAGCTATATTACGGTTGGTGTTCAAATCAATGGCGGCTATGCACTTCGCAAAACCATAATGGCCTGATTATTGGCTCTAAACCACACATGGGCGGCTTATTTCCGGACAGCTTTCTTCTTGGCCACACTCTTCTTCGCAGGAGCCTTTGGCTTCTCCGGAGGCGGCCCGTCTAAGCGGTATTCGTTCGGCTTCAGCTTCGCGTCGTCATTTTTGGAACGGATCGGCCAGCCTTCTTCGTCACGAAGTTCTCTCAACCGGCGCGCCCATTCACTGACGCCGTGTCCGGCTGCGTCGCGATCCCAATGTTCGCAAGTGCCGCAACATCTAGCCGTTCGGTAGTTTGGCGGAATTGCCTTAGGTTTCATCGATGACGCCCGCATCTGTTCGCGTTGCTCGTTGGTCATCGTGACTCCTTCGCCGGGATCCGCGCGCCGGCATTGCCGCACTTCGGGCATTTGGCGTTGACGTGATTCGGGTACTCCGCGTCGCGATAGGCCCAGCCGAACAGGCGCAGGCAGGACGTGCACTCGAGCCATATGGTGCGGAGCCCCGTTCGGTCGACGCTCATCAGACCAGCTCGCCCTGCGTATCGGCATCGGCCTGGGCACCCGGATCGTCGTCGATCGGCGGCGCTTGGTCCTCGACACCCTCATCTTCGGCGAGTGATGCGGTGTCGGCGTCGATTGCCATCTTGTTGAGGCGTTCTAGGTGCGGCTTTAGGAAGTCGATCTGCGCCGGCTTCAGCTGCTGTTGCCAGCTTTGCCACCGACTGTAGCCCTCGGCAGCGACTTCCTCGGCGCGCTGGAGCAGTTTCTCGCCGGCACTCTGGGCGCCGCTTGATGTCTGACCGGCTGGCGCGTCGGTGGTCGTCGACGCTGCGGCCTGCCCGTGGTGGATTGCCGCGAGCTTCCGGCCGTGCTCGCGGGTGATCTGCACGCCGGCCTTGAAGACGTCGTGGTACTGGATCGAGAGGGCCTTGGCCGTCCATTTTGGTACGCCGGGGGCCTCGGGATCCAAGACCGCGAGGAAGTCGAACTCGTGCCAGATGGACGAGTCCATGATCGGCAGTGTGCCGGTGTCGACGACCTCGTCTTTTGAGCCGTCGCGCGTCTGCACCTTGACCATCTTCTTCTTCGGCTTTGCCCGCAGGCAGATGATGACGTGCATGTCCGCCTGCTTGGCCTTTTCGAAGAGGCGCCACAGTTTGATCTTCGGGGCCTTCCATTTGTGGAACGGCACGTTGTCGCCGGACACGCCGGCCGACGCCTGATCGAGGACACCGCCGTCCCCGTCCCATGCATGTGAGCCCGAGTCGATGATCAAACCGGCGAGGCCTTGGGCCTTTGCGTCGTCGATCGCTCTTTCGTATTTCTCCTGGGTGTATGGCGCATCCAGGCTCGAGTAGTCGAAGTCGAAGCCCTTATCGCCGAGGCGGTCCTTGTGGTAAGCGGCACCGCGTCCGCCCTCAGTGTCCGCCAAGCCCCAGCGCTTGCCGCCGCACAGTCCATCCATCAGCAGCATGGCGGTCCAGGTTTTGCCGGTGCCGGTCATGCCGCCGATCGAGGCGAACAGGTAGGGCTTGAGGTCGGGCGGGGGTGGTCCGTATCGCTGCACGCTCATGGGGACTCCTTACTCTGCGGCCTGGGCTTCGACCGGGGGGTTGGCGAGGTTGCCGTCCTCGATTACGAACCCGACCTTGCCGTCGTTCCTAACGACTTCAATCCACACCTGGAAATCGTGCTCGTCCGCCATCTCGCTGATCAGCTTCATTGCGTCGTCGTCCAGCAGCGAGCCGTCGCGCACGCGGATCACCTTGAGCTTCGGGCTCATTGCCATGGCGATCGCCAGCGACACCCGCAGTTGCTCGGCGTCGCTGGCCTGGGCGAAGGGAATTTCGTTTAGGAGGATCTCGCGCGTGCCGAAGCCGATGCCCTCGACTGGCAGCTTGGCCGATCGTATGGCGTCGACCTTTTGCTTGTCGCGCTGGTTGATCGTCTCCGAGAGCCTCTTGGCTTCCGCCTCGTGTTCCTCGGCATCGGCAAGGTGTAGCGCGCGCGCTTTTTTGGCCGTGACGTTCTTGTTCGTCGTTCTAGCTGCCGCGATCCTTTCACGCAGCGCTCCGGTGTCGACGGGTTCGGGCAGTTCCTCCGCGTCCTCGATTTTCTTGTCGATCGCGGCTGCGGCCTCCAGGGCAGCTGCAGATTGCTGGTCAAAGTCGTCGGCTTGGGCCCGCAGTTCGGCGGCGCGCCCCTCGTGGCGCTCGGCATCCGCCCTCTTGTCGACGGCATCGCGCTGCGCTTCCTCGCGGCGCGCCTTGCGCTGCTCGATCGTAGCGTTGTGTTCGCCGGCGTTCTGTAGTTCGTCGACTAGGTCCGACTCGTCGACCGGTTCGTCGGGCGTGTCCGGTGGCACCTGGATCAGCCCGGCCGCGTTACGCAGCTCTTTGGCGGACCGGTTTTCGTCGGTCCGCTTTGCGTAGTCGCCGCGGTTTTTGCCCTCGATATCATCGAAGTCGATTCCCGGGACGAGCGTTTTCAGGGTGTCGAATTGGTCCTCGGGCCTGGCTCGCGCGAATTCCAGCGGGTCGAAGGTGAGGGCGCCGAGCAGGTCGTCGATCATCCGCTGCGGCGATGGGAACCTGGCGCCCTCGGCATTCTCGACGCTGATCGACGTCGTGTAGCCGCCGGCCTTGCCCTCGCGGAAGGTGCGGGTAACGACGAGCTCGCCGAGGTCGAGCCGGATCCGCGCCTTGTCGGCGCCCTTGCGTATCGGTGCGGCTTGAATGTGCGACGCGCCATCGAGCGCCCACCACAGCGAATCTAGGACGCTGCTCTTGCCGGCGCCGTTCTTGCCGGTTATCTGGACCATGTTGCCGTCAGGCCTGATCGTGACCGCGACCAGCCGCTTCACATTCTCCGCTTGCAGTTCAATGATCTTCACTCTGCTGCCTCCATCGGTGCCTGCCACTGCAGGAGCCGTTCATAGGTTTCGGGATCCACTTCGCGTCTGATTTCGCGGTCGAGCCATGCCGACTCCGCCCACCTGGGCATTTCGATCCAGGCGATGCGCGACGCGTAGCCGGGCCATTCATTCGTTCGCAGGCCCTTGCGCCAGAGCTCGAGGGCGTGGTCGACCTTGCGCTCGGCGAGGTCCATGACGGCCGGCGGCAGGCCGATCACCGAGAGGGCGTAGGGCGGGGTGTTTTCCTGGACCACGAACAGGAAGGTCGGGTTGTCGATCTTGAGCACCGCGCGAATCCCGCGGCGGTACCAAGCGGCCTGCACCTCGAACCCCATGTTGAAGGCCAGGCGTTCGACACCGCCTTCCGGGTTGGCGCTGGCACCGGTGGACTTATAGTCGGGGAACACTCTGACCATCGGGCCGTCGGTGTGGTGCCAGTCGAGCCGGCAGCGAGCCCAGGTGTCGCCCTCGCGCCAGATCAGCGTGACCTCGGGCTGTCCGTTGAGAAAGGCGCCGGCCATTTGCTCGTGGGCATCGAGCTGGGCCCGAGCGGCCGTCGCCATGGCGCGGACGTTTTCGTATTGGTGCTCGAGCAGCGGGATGAAGCCGTTGGCGTAGGCATCGTCCTTGAACTCGCGCGCGTCCTTCTTCTTCCAGTCCTTGAACTCGCCCGGCGCGATCGCGAATTGCCGATCGTCATGCAGCAGCATCGAGTGTGCTGCCGAGCCCAGGTCGAACATCTGACGGTTCTCGGGCTCGTGGTCCGGGTTGAGTTTTGGATGCGAAGTCCAGGCATGCCGGGGCGACTTGCCGAGCAGCGTCTTGATCAGCGACGAACTGAGCGATGGGGCCGGACCGACCGGGTCAGCATGGTAGTCGTCGTGGGAGAGTTCCGGGTACGCGCCCGGCTCGGTGATCTTCAGGGTGTCATCTCCTTAACCAGTTGGTGCCGGTAGGCGCGCGCCAAGCTATTGCAGGGGCGCTCGATCGAGCCCTGCCAGTGGTCGAACGTTCGGAACAGTCGGCTGCGGTCAATCTCGGGCATGACCTGCCGTCCAGTCAGGGCGCGATAGATCCCCGCTTGCAGGATCGCCTGCTGCCGGAGCGTCATCAGCATGGTGCGGTTCTTCTCGGTGTCGGGCGTCATCTCGAGTTTCGTTGCGGCGGTCGCCCATACCTCCGCAGCAGTCCTGACCAGCGCCCGCCAGTGTGGATCGATCAGGTTAACCGTGTGGTAGGCGCGCGGTTCCGTCCTTGTGGCGTCGATGGAGACCAGGACCCCGGTGCTCATGCCTCCCCCTGGTCAGGCTTGGGGTCGCGTCGGTTGACGAATTTCGACGTGACCCGAACGTCGATCAGTTGGCCGAATGCGTTGCCGACTTCGAAGTTCGGAATTGCGACGTCACCGCCCTTGCTCAGAACCTTAACGGCGGCGCTCGCGGCAATCACGCTGTCGGGGTCAGCGTTGTCGACCGGGATGAATGCGCGGATCGTTACTTCGTAGCCTGTTTTCACTGTTGGTCCTTTCGGTTGGAAGAAGCCCCGCCGGCGAGTTGCCCTGAGAGAGGCAGTCCAAGCGTGTCAGGGATCGGGGAGGCATGGGTGCCGGCGGGGGGAGGGTCATGGCGCGAGGATCACGGCAAGCAGGTAGCCCGCGAAGCCTGCGAATAGGGCGACGATGAACCAACGCGGCACATGGTGCGTTTCAACCTCGCGCCGCTTTGCTGGCTTGAACATCGACTGCAAAATCTTCCGCCGCGTGTTCATGCCGCCTCCGGTTCGGGCGGTTCGATGCGTGTCAACAGGTGGTCGATCATTTCGACACGACGGGCGCGGGAATCAGGAGACGGCGGGTGAACCATGTCGTCGCGGTACTGCCGGAGCGCGGCGACAATATCGGGATCGACGGTTTGACGGGCACTACCGAGCGGGCGGGGGAACGGGGTGACGCCGGTCATTCCTCTGCCTCGACAAGCGGGCGACCGAACAGTTCTCGTGCGAACGAATCGTTGTACGCATGGATCTGATGCGGGCGAGCCCACGCCGACAGACGCGCCGTGTCGTCAGGCGTGATCGTTTCCGGCGAATAGCTGCCGCGATGAAGATGAGTTGCTGGCACGTGCGCCATGCCGTCGCGCACAAAGCCGAAGTCCAGCAGCGCGTGGAACTTCCCCTCGCGGAAGGCGGCGACGGCTAGATAGTCATGATTCCAGGGCCGCTTCGATTCGGCGTGTACCAAGTCGCCGTGGCGCACCAGCCGCAGGACGTACGGCTTCCCGGCGCTGCTGACGAAGGTGATTTCCGTTGCGCCGTTGCAGGCGGAGCAGGGCGGGAAGTCTTTGTCATCTTCGGTGAGGGCCATTTCGCATCGCTCCGTACAGGATGATGCTGTTTACTTACAGAACACGTAAGTTTAGGTCAACTGGAAACTTGCATATTCCGTAAGTTCTTCTACAAACGCAGAAAACCAGCGGCTAGGAGGGCCAACTAGTGGGTTCGAATCGTGAAGGGGTTGCGGCAGGTGGTCGCAGCGGTAGGTCTCGAAGATGCGGCCGGAGGCGTCCGGCACCGACTCGCTCGACAACTTCATCGTGTCCTGGTCCTTGCAATGGCAGCAATTCGTCGGCGGTTCGGGAACGGGCGCACCGGCGGTTTCGATCCGGGAGACAGTAGCCTTCGTCGTTTCGATCCGCCCTGCCAACTTGGCTTGGGTGAAGTCGAGATAATCCCGCCATTCCTTGATGTAGTGTGTCGGCACTTTTTCCATTTGACACAGTGTGTTACGGGACATGTAAGGTGCCCATACCAGAAACGGTAAGTTTGGGCTTGCGCGAGACTTACGGTTTATGTAAGTCTCGCCGCCATGAAGCTTTCCAATTACCTGGTCAAAAATGATCTGACCCTCAAGGCGTTCGCCGAACAGATTGGTCGAACCGAGGCAACCGTGAGCCGTCTTGCGCGCGGGAAGCACCGGCCCGACTGGAAAACCATCGAAGCCATTGAGAAGGCCACGAACGGCAAGGTCCGCGCCAACGACTTTTTCGAAGCGGCGGCATGAAGGCCGATTCCTCCATCGGGGTGCCTCCCTCTCCGACGGCTGGGCCAGGGGAGGGGACTGGCTCCGCATCGCCGCCCCTCCCCAAGCTCCAACGTGACGATGATTGTAATTCGCTTCATGCGTCCAACGTGGCGGCCGCTGTGGATGCTTTCATGCAACCTGGCGTGGACGTTTGCACAGTTCTGCACCGCCACCTGATCGGCCCGGACGCCATCGCCAACATCAAGCGCGTTGCCTTTGCGATGAAGCGGGCTGAACGGACGCTCTACGCTTGGGCGGAGGGCGCCAACCAGATTCGCGGTGACGATCTCGTGCTGCTCATGAGGCTGATTCCGGGGGTCGCCCGCGACCTTCTGGCCCCGACCCTCCAGGTTGTCGAGGTACCCGGTGGCGCGTCGTTCGACGGGCTGCACACCAGCCGCATCATCAGCGAGGCACAGGCCGAGTTGGCCATCGCGATGGAAGACGGCGTGGTCGACGACGAAGAGCGCCCGCGCGTGCACAACCGGCTGGTGAGGCTGGTCAACCGGACATTCCTCGATGTGCGTGTTCTTGGCGGTGGCGCCTGATGGGCGCCCCGGCGCGCGCACGACTTCCCAACCGGCGCGGATGCGCCACGGTGGCGGTCACCTATCGCGGCACCGAATACCCGCTGTCCGTCGGCTACGACGAGGACGGGCGCTGCAAGGAAGTGTTCGTCGCGGGCGCCAAGCAGGGGGCCGACGTGGAGTTTCTCGTCGACGACTTCTGCACCGTGCTGTCGATCGCGATGCAGCACGGTATCTCCGCGAAGGCGAGCGCGGGTGCTGATGGCTAACCTCACGATCCGCAACGTTGACGATGCCGTCGTCGCAAAGCTGAAAAGCCGCGCGAAGGATCGGCAGCGGTCGTTCGAGGCTGAGCTGCGCGAGATATTGAAGGCAGCTACCGGCATCCCCGATCCGATTGCGGTTGAGGCCGCTGGCGTGGCCCTTGATGCGTTTCTTGAGCGCGCGCGCACTGAGGGCTGGCTATGAGCAACGGCGCCAATTTCGCCGAGCAATGCCGACAGCTCACGCTCGACGGCAACCCCCCCGACGATATTGCAACGCTCACTTATCGAACCGTGCGCTACGTCATGAAGGTGCAGAACCGCCTCGTTGACGAAGGGCGCATGTCCGCCAAGCACCTTGCCGACGCGCGAGCCGCAACCACCAAGAGCGTCGGCGAGAAGCGCTGCCTGAAATGCCGTCAGGCGTTCCGTCCCGCGCACAGCGGTTTATTCGTTTGCGGCTCGTGCAAGAAATCGTGCGACTGGCACAGCGGCGGCAGCTATAGCTGCGGCGAGGCACTGCGGTGAAAACCGCTGTGTCGCTCGCAATCCTGCTGACCCTGCTGGCCTGCATCTATGGGCCAAAGAACCCGGACGACGTGATGGCCGTTGTGGGGATGTTCTGATGGTGCAGAACACATCGACGGCGGTCATGCAGCGGCGCCACACTCCGATTCCGCGCGCCGTTCCGCAAGGGCCAGGTGCAGGCCGACATGCACCACCCCAGACAGCCAAAGGAGATTGATTTGATGCCCAAGAAACAGAACGGCCCCGGCGAGCCGGAAGCATCGCCAAACACGCAACACAACGTGCAGGCCCGCAAGGACATCATGCGGGAGTGCAAGCAGGTCGCCGACGACGTGGATAAAGTCCGCCTCGATCAGAACAAGATCATGGCCGGCGTTCGCGAGCGTCTGCGCGAGGCCGGGATCAGCGTCGAGGCGTTCAACTACGCCCGCAAGGTTGCGAACCGGGATTCGGACGATAGAGACGCCTACCTGGAAAACGTCCGCGAATCGCTCCAAGCGCTTGGCGTCGGCATGCAGGGCACGTTCTTTCCCGATGCTGGCGACCGCCCGAAGCGGCCGGCACATTTGAGCGAAGTCGAGGGCGCAGCGGCTCACTGATGCGCGTCCTCGCCTTGGATATTGCGACCGCTTCGGGATGGGCGACGGATGGCTGCGCCGTCTGCCCGCCCCGATTCGGAACTTGGCGCGTGCCCGGCGGTACAGCGAACCTCGGGCACGCCATTTTTCGGTTCAATCAGTGGCTCTACGAGATCGCCGCCACCTATCAGCCCGACATCATCGCCTACGAGGCGCCCTTCATGTCCTCGGGCGGCGGAAAGACCAATCCGCAGACCATGTTCCTACTGATCGGCCTGTGCGCCGTCGCCGAGTCCGTTGCCTACGCCCACAAGGTGCGCGCGATCCAGGCGCATGTGCAGACCGTGCGCAAGCACTTCGTGGGGCATGGCCGGCCGGACAACCCGAAGAAGGTGGTGGCCGCGCGCTGCCGACAACTCGGCTGGGACGTGCGCGACGATAACGCCGCCGACGCTTGCGCAATTTGGACATGGGCCAAAGCGACGCATGACCGAACTTTTCGCCTCGAAACCGGGGCGTTGTTTGCCGGGGCCGCGCCATGAGTACGGTTTTGGACTTCCCGCGTGGCACCCGCGATCTCGACGCCGCCGATACGGCGCGCCTGGCCGCTGCCTACCGGCTCGATCTTGCCGTCGCCGCCTGTGTTGCCGGCGACCGGGACAAGGCGCTACGCCTGCTCATGGCCGCGCAAGGCTGCATAGCCACCGGCGGGCTAACTTGGGCCGCCGCCCTGCGAGTTCCGCAGGTGCCCGCATGAGGAACCTCGAGGCAGAACAAGCATTCCTTGGCGCGCTCCTCGTCAACAACGACGTGTTGTGGCGCGCCGGCGACCTGACGGCGGACGATTTCTCCGAGCCGCTTCATGCGCTCATCTTCGAGACCGCGCGCGTCCTGATCGAAAAGGGCGAGGCCGCCAACCCGACCGCCCTGCGCCCTCATCTGGCGACCGACCCCGATGTCGCCGCAATGAATCGTGACACCGGCCGCGACTATCTAGCGTCGCTTCATTCCGGCGCCACCACGATCAGCGGCGCCGATGGTTATGCCAGCATCATCCGTGGGCTGGCCGTGCGCCGCCGCCTTGTCTCGCTGTGCGACGAAACCGCCGCGGAAGCGCGCGACGTTCGCCCCGACGTGGATGCGGATCAGCTCATTGCGCGTGCGATGGCGCGGATCGATAGCATCGGCGGGGGCGGCGGGGGCGATCTGGAGTCCTTGGGCGTTGCTGCCGAGCGTGCCGTCGCTCGTCTCTCCGCCGAAACGGCGCAGAGCGGCACGACGACCGGCATTCCCGATCTTGACGACCGCCTCGGCGGGCTGCGGCCCGGTGATCTGGTTGTCCTCGCCGGCCGCACCGGGATGGGCAAATCCGCCCTTGCCGAGCATATCGCCGTGGCCGCGAGCGACCAGGGGCCTGTCGCCATGTTTTCGCTCGAGATGGATGCCGAGGATCTGTCGCGCCGGGAGCTCGCCGCGCGCACCGGCATCGCCTACGAGCGGATCAGCCAGCGCCGGGTTGGCCCTCACGAGCGCGCCTCGCTGGCTGACGCTGCCGCGGCCATGGGCCCGCTGCCCGTCTACGTCAACCGCATCTATGACCTCACCGCGTCGCAGATTAAGGCGCGCGCGCGAGGGCTCAAACACCGTCGCGGCGGCCTGGCCCTCGTCGTGGTCGACTATCTCCAACTGGTCCGGCCCGACAGCACCTACCGCGGCAACCGGGTGCTCGAGGTGGCCGAAATCACCCGCGCCCTCAAGTTGATGGGCCAGCAGCTGGAGGTGCCCGTGCTGGCGCTGTCGCAGCTCAACCGCGAGCTGGAGGGCCGTGACGACAAGCGTCCTCGCCTGTCCGACTTGCGCGAATCGGGGGCGATCGAACAGGACGCCGCGGTCGTGCTCTTTGCTCACCGCGAGGCCGCCTACATGGAACGCGACGGGGCGCGCAAGAACCAGACCGCGGACGATTTCATGGCCGATCTCGAAGCCGAGAAACGCCTGATCGAGATCATCGTCGCCAAGAACCGGCACGGCAGCACCGGCGCGGTCAAGGTCGCCGCGGACATGTCGACCAACAGATTCGGGCCGCGGGCGACGCGGCAAGGGGCGATCACGCTATGAGCCGCTCCTACGGGAAGATGCTGTCGTCCCTGTGGACGTCCTCGCGCAAGTTTCAGGGCATCCGCTCCGACGACGCGGCGCGCCTGCTCTACTTCTACCTGCACACCTGCCCGCACGGGAACAACGTCGGGTGTTTCGTGATCCGGCCGGAATACATTGCGGCGGATCTCGGCTGGGAGCAGGACAAGATCGATCACGCCGTCGAGGCGCTCGTCGGCGCGGCGCTGATCGAATGGAACACCGACGAGCACGTCGTGCGCATCGTGGATGCGATCGACAAAGACCCTCCGACAAATCCCAGCCACGCAGCGGCGATGGCCAAGACGGTTTTGTCGCTGCCTGACACGGTTGAAAAGCTCAATTGTCTCAGGGAATTGTCCGCACAAAGGCAAGCCAAGACGCTTAACAGTCTCCGAGAGGAAATTGCTTTGCTGAGCAGCCACTTAGGACACCCTCTCGACAGCCTCTCGACAGCCTGTGCGCAGGGTGTCCGCCCTTACCTTACCTTACCTAACCTAAACCTAACCAACCCAACCCAAACCGAAGGGGGTGTGGGGGAAACAACACCGAGGCGAGCACCGGCGGTACCAGCCGCAGCCAAGACCCTCGATACCGATTTTGACACGTGGTGGCGATCGGTTCCCCTCAAGCGCTCTAAGGGCAAAGCCCGGGAAGCCTACAAGCGAGTCCGCAAGAAGGCGGAAGCCACGACCTTGTTGGCAGGAATCGAGCGTTACGCACAGGAGGTTGCGGGCAGGGAGCCTAGGTTTATCAAACACCCGACAACCTGGCTCAACGCCGAATGCTGGCTCGACGAGGACAGTCCCGCAACGAAGCGGGAGACGCCGGTCAACGGGCTCAAGGTCTCTCCCGACGTGTGGGCAGAGCGCGTCCGTGGTTGGTGGAACGGGGGCGATACCAAGCCTGATCGCTGGATCAAGCTGCAATGGGGAAACATGCCGAACGAGCGCTTTGCCCAGGTGCCTGCGGACGTTGTGCTCGCGGTGACCGGCAAGAAACCGGAGGAACTCTTGGAAACGTTCCTATGAACGGCAACTACGTCGAAGAGCGCGCGGTCGCGACGATCGATCGGCACCGGCCCGGGCCTTGCGAGCCCAACCACATGTCTCCCGATGGCGCCCAGCGACTGGCTGCGCGGCTCCGGGAGTTTTGGGGAACGGATTCAGGCGTGATCGTCACCGTCATGCCGAGCTACCCGTATGGCATCCGGTCCAACCTCGTGAACGGCCTGCCGCCAAGGGGCCACTGGATCAGCCCGAAGGAAGCCCGTGCGCAACCTGCCCGTCACCGATGAGGTGCTCGAGCGTGTTGAGAGACTGTTCGCCGCGCGAGTTGAACAAGCCGAGCGGCGACAGGCCAGCCGAAAGGCCGCCCGCGACTATCGCGCCGACCTCGCGCATGCGGTTATGCGGAACGAGGACCTTGCGCCGCAGCATCGACACCAGCGCGATCCGATTCTGGCGATCGTCCAGCGCAGCCAACTGCCGGATCTTCGCCGGGGACGTGTTGCAACCGCCGCGCACGATATCCGTGCCGTCTACTTCAATCTCGGGACGATCGCGATGGGCAGCATCGGGGACCCCGACCGCCTCGCCACCGCCGGTGTGCAGACCAGCTTCAAGCCGGGCGCCTACGACTGGGTGCCGGTGCACGGTGTCGAGAGCCTGCGCCGCTACCGTCGGTGGTGCGCGTTTTGCGCCGGCCGGTACGCCCGCGGGACCGCGACCACCTGGCTTGAGCTCGCCATCGACGTCGTCATCGATAACCGCGGCACCAGGTCGGTCGACCGGCAACACAAGTGGCGGCACGGCACCACCCAAAACATCGTGATTGAGGCATTGGAGGCCTATTGGAAATGAGCGAGACAAAGGCGAAGAGGGGACGACCACCGATGCCAGCCGCTCGACGGAAGCGGAACAACATTATTTTCAGAGCGCGGGACTCGCTCAAGTCTCAGTTAGAAGAGGTTGCCGGGAACAACGGCCGCTCCCTTAGCGAGGAAGTCGAATTCAGGTTGGAGTGTTCGTTGATGAGCCCACGCGAACGACTCATTTTGGCTTGGTCACAACGCGAGCCATCGACGTCGCTGAAAATTACCTTTCCAAGCGGTGATGTATTTCACGACGGCCTGCGCGCGTTGGCCGACGAGATCGACTCTGTGCTCCCGGAAGGCGACCGGCAATGAGCATGGACCCCTCCCTGACGATGTCCAACGACGAACTGAATGCGCATTGGCGGGAGCACGATCGGCTTAAACGTCGCAGCAAAGTCGCGATTGAAAAATATGGGCGGGCAAGCGAGGCGGCGCAACTCCGCTCAGACGTTAAGGCGTTGTCTAGGCTCTTGAGTCGGGAAAGGCTGCTGAGACTATTCTCTGAGAGCAGCTACTCGGACGAGGTCCGGGAGGCTGTCATTGCCGCCCTCGCCAGGAAAGAAATCGGAAATCGGTATGAGCGGGACTTGCCAAGGAAAGAATACCACGCGGCGGAGGTCCATCGGGTTCGGCTCGACAGACTTCAAAAACTTAGCTTGCCGATCGGCAGCTATCTCGGGGCAAGGCTCAGCAACGCGTTGTTGAACTCGGGCATCGAGTTTGTCGGAGATTTAGCTCGGTGTTCCTTCCAGGATTTGCTGCAAGTCAACGGGCTTGGTCGACTCAATATTCAGGAGATAATCCTGAAGCTGATGGACGCGGGGCTCTACCTCAATACGGATGTTTCCGATTGGGAGCGCCCCGCTGCACCCACGCCGCACGTTCAAACTTGATCGCTATGCGGGTGCGGGAAATTGAAAATGCACTCCGAGATCGCGCAGCAATATCAACGCGTTACAGATTTTGCTTCACTTTTGGTTTTGGCGGGTGTTTTAATCGCGCCTCGCGCCTGCGGAAATGAACCTCGTATACGCCGTCGCATGGTCGGCAAGAGGCCCCACCAAGATCGCCCGGTGCTCCGGCAGCCCACTCCAACGCCTCGACCAACTACAGGCCGCCTGCCCATACCGCTTGGAGATATGGCACGCCGTGAAGGTATCTCCGGCCCCGCGGTTCAAGGACCTCGAGGAACTCACCCATAAGGCCCTCAGCAACGACCGGATGCTCGGCGATTGGTTCCGGGTGAAGCCAGCGGCGGTTGATGGCGTGCTGCAGACGATCGCCCATGAGCGCGGCTGGTCGATCGAGACGTGGTACCCGAGCCTCAGCGATCAGCAGCAGCGCGATGCACAGATGGCCGCTCGATCCGCTCGACAGCACCAGCGCGAGAGCAAAACGCCAGCGGGCCGAAAACGGCGCGCCGCCGAGGAATTTAGGCATCTGCACCGCGAGCTCAAGTAGCACACCTTGACAGTCGGGGCGCAGTGACCGTAGAAACGATATAGAACGCACGACTACGCCACCCGATCAGCCCGCCATCGAGCGGGCATTTTCATGCCCAGAACACAGCACCGAAGCGACGCCCGAAGCGACGCCGCCCGCGCCTACCGACACCTGTATAAGTCGGCACGGTGGAAGCGCGAGAGATCGGTGTTTCTGCAGGCCTATCCGCTCTGTGCCATGTGCCCCGACGAGTCCAAAAGAGCCGCAACCGTCGTCGATCACATCGAGCCTCACCGCGGTGATCTCGGCCGGTTCTGGGATCAAGCGAACTGGCAGCCGCTCTGCACCCAGCACCACAACCGATCGGCGCAGCAGCAGGACATTCGCGGCTATCACAGCGGCGTCGACGCGGACGGCAATCCGACAGATCCAAACCACCCGTTCAACCACTAGGACGGCACGACGGGAGGGGGGCCGAACTTTCCGAGGGTCGGTTGGCTTGGGACCGGTTTGGGCCCTAGACACGCACAACCGCGAAACTCAATGTGGGGGGTCAACGGCGGCGAACGGCGGAATCCGAACGATTCGCATCGTGGGCAAGTCGTGAAGACCGGTCGACCGCCGAAGCCAAGTCACCTCAAGGTGGTCATGG